TGCTGCTGCAATCATGGCAAGATATAAAACTAAATCTGTGTTCATTGTTTCCTCTCGTTGTGGAATTTCCACATGAGTAGGGTTGCAAATTGCAAGTATTTAAGCGAATTGAAATTCGGCGTGTCTTATAACGATTCCGTTATCTATAAACCTTGCCATAAACAGTAAATGATCCATCCGCATTGACAGGCACAGGGATAGGTGTTACATTTTTATCATAAACTTCAATAATGCCAAAGCCCATCTGCCAATTAGCGGCTCCAGCCTTTAAATAAGACGCTTTCTTGCTATCCATGAGATTACCTACCTCGAAGCCCCAAAGTGTCTTAAAACGGCCTTTAAAGCCCGTAGAAACCCCTTGTAGGCCAAGTCTATGAGTGTGACCGCATACAACCGACACACCAAACTTGTTAGCCAAACCTGCCGCAGTACCGCCTGCGTTGCGATTAAGGCTTCCCTCATCGCCATGTACTAGCACCCATCCTGGTAAGAATTCGTATGGCTTGGAATGGAACTTGATTCGAAGCTCATCGAACCCCATGAACTTAGGGTAATTAAGCTCAGGAAGTCCGAGCAGACTTGGCGCTCCTCTGAGCAAAGTATAGTAGAGCCTATCGGTGTGATTTGAACGCGTGACATCGCTGACGCCAAGTTCCCAAAGAATATCTCTGCAAGTTTCTCGATCTGCGTCTAATTGCCCCTCGTATTCTAACGGCGTTCCCTTAGCCCACTTGCTCTGTGACTGCATATCCAGCTCATCGCCAACGCATAGCACTTGGTCAAACTTCTCGCGTTTGACTAGCTTGATTAAATTATTGACTGCTTTTTCGTGATGATATGGAACCTGTAAATCGCTAATTACAAGTATTCGTTTTTTAGTCATCATCCTCATCTTCGTAAGGAGTAAAATCAGGATTGTAAGGATCATGCTCCGGCAGATTTGGAGTAAACCAATCAGGCCAGCCAGCAGATGCAGCGCAAAGATATTGTGCAGCTTCTACATCAAATCCTGCCTTGCGTAGAGCAAGGTAATACTCTCGGATTTGAATAGCATGTATTTCCAAAGGAGTAAAGTCCTCTGTTCGTACTGTCTTAACGCGGCTTGGTCGTTTCTTCGCCATGTTTTGCACTCGCTATCCACTCAGTAGCTTCTATCAAATAGTAAATGCCATTGGTACGACAATTTCCATCTGCTAAAGCCATGACTTATTTTTGCAGGAGAATGTGATAAATCTGGTCAATTTGTTGTTCGACACGCGATAAGCGGTCATTCATGCTACCGCCGCCATTTGGCTTTAGCTCCGCGAGATAGTGCTTTACCAGCCATTGCACTAAGCCAATAAACGAACCAATAACGATCGAAGCAACAGCAGCAACAGCCGCTATGTCCTGCGCACTCACTTCTTCGTTGGTGTGGCATATCCAAATACGCCGGCTACTACTGCCCAAAGAATTGAGCGATAATCTAAAGCAAATTCTGAGCCAGCCCAAGCTGCTAGAAATGCGCCAACAGTTAGTACATAAGGGTTTTTCATAGTTCGCCTTTCAGTAGCGGAATTTCAAAAGGAGTTTTATCCAAATCGCCTTTAGCAGTAAAGCTAATGTGGATGTGGCTTTCGTGTGGGTTGGTGCCTCGATACTTTCGCCACTTCCATCCCAATATGGGTGAAGCAATTTTTCCATTGTAGATGACATAGGCAATGCGTTTATCTCTCTTGGCGCATTGTCGTATCTGATCTGCAAGATAATAGGCCTCAGATTTGTGGCGTGATAAATCGCGGTCAATGTCAATCGCCCGTACACATCCGGTCTTATCTGGATTGTGATCTGACTTTTCGGCGCGGTGTTTAGCATCGCCTATCCAACCATCCGAGCGTTTATCTCGGTCTGGGTAGCGATGGTTAATGCGCTCACGCATTTCCTTAGCCGCATGACTTAACCAAGCGTTCACTTGCCTTTAGGTGCCTCTGCTACGGGTTCTGCTGCTGCCTGTTGCTCGTCATAAACTGACTTAGGCATAGAAGTAAATTCTCCATTGCCACGATCAATAATGACGTGTTCTGTTGTAGTTCCGTCTAAGTTTTCAACTTTAATAATTTCCATTTTATAACTCCGCGCTGATGCCTAGATATGCTGATGAACTATTGTTGCCTATAAGTGTGTAGTAATTATTAGCAGTTAAACCGCTTGCTACTGTTGTGGTTAAATTTTGGCGCAAAGTGCTTGCGGAAGCGCTATCTAAAACTAAATTAGTTACCGCGTTAACTGTTCCGCCAACGAAACCAACACCTAAATTTGAATACTCAACCGATGATGCTTTTACTCTTAATGCGACTGGATGGACGAGCTGAATATAAGCATTGGTAGATGATGAAGCATTACCAGCAGCAAATAAATTGTAATTAGTGTCTGTGCTAATACGATAGTAATATCTTTGGCAAGCCGCTAATTCGCCTTGTTTTGTGCCTGTTGCAGTTTGGAATGGTGTTGCGGTTGAACCTGCTTCGACCTGATAACCTACAAACCAAAAAACTGCATTTTGATTTCCAATATTCGAAGAACGAGCAGCATAGGTTGAGCCAGCGGTAACCCAATTAGTAATACCTAAATATGAGCCTGTTCCAATAGTTTTACCTGAAACACTTGGAACTGTTGTAGTTACTGTATAACGTGTCCAAGTAGTAGATAAAGTTACGGCTTGCACCGCAGTAAATACAGAAGCTGATCCACCAGAGCCAAAGTATTGAGCCAATTCAATACCAACTTTAGGTGTTCCGCTTGTTGCTTTTGCATAAAAAGAAATTGTTATTTGCTGACCTGCAAGAGTGGCGACGTTTTCAATTCTTTGTTCAAAAATTCCATAATCACCAGCGCCAGAATTTGCGCCTGTTGTTACTTGACAATAATAAGGAGAATCTATACCTGAAATGGTTGCAGGTGCTAAAGCCTGTTGGGCTTGGCTTGCGTAACCACCGCTACAAACCCATCTATCTGCTCCATAAGCATTTATTCCAAAACTTGTGCCACGTTGCCAAATGCCAAAATCGCCGTTAATGATTTTGTTTTTACCTGCGGTATAACCAGCATTCCAAAGTGCTGTATCTACCGATGTTCCAAGACTACGAATCGCGGAAGCACCATTCTTTACTAAGTCGGTATCGTCCGGCGTAGTCCAACCATAGTTAGTTGTTGTTGCCATTATGTAAGCGCTCCTGTCGCGTTAGTCCATGTAATTGTACCAAGTACATTGTTCCAAATAGTATTTCCGGCTTGGTTCCAGCGTAGTGTCGGCTGGCTAAATTCCATTGGGGAAGCATTGATGGTCAGGTTCAAGGCATTGTAAGAAGCCCTGAAAGTCCAACCCTCAACGTAGCCATTAAAAGTTCCGCCAGCAATATTGGCTGGTAAATTCTTAATCTGCACCGGAAGCCCCATAAACACATTTATGAGCGCGTCTCGGTCTGTATCGTCTATTTCGTCATTTGCTAGCTGAAAAGTGATGCTCTGGAAATAGGCATAAGGATCATCACGTAAAGCGACATACTTTTGAGCAATCGTCTGAGCATCTGACGCATTCTTAATATAAGAATTGGCTTCTTGGGTATAAATTCCGTAAGCAGCCTGAGAAGTCGTATTCTCATAGACATATTGGTCATTAAATGAATTGCCATAGTTCAAAATGTATTTATTACGGATATTGCCAATTTGGGTATTAGTAGCAATGCCGTTCCAAAGAGCATTATTGGCATCTAGCTCGGTAAAGCCGTAGGTAGCCTGATAATTGGCTCTATGGTCATCATCGGCGTAAGAAATATTGCCATTGGCATCTTCATAAATATAGCCGTTGGCGCTAGTTGCAATATCTGAAATAAGCGTGTAAAGGTTTATATTCGATGCACCACGATTTACCATCAAGTAATTGCCAGGCTGGTCAATATCACCAATACCGATATTAGCCGCATCTAGCCATTGCTCAGTTGGGTCCACGTTAGCCCAAGTCTGAGAAGCTGATACATCTTTCCATTGTGCATATAAGACATCTTCTAGCAATGAGTAAATCTGATTACCCTCATAGTCTTGGGTAAGTACGCCCTCAGTAATAACTCGCTGAATTTTAGATAAAGCACCTACTGCTGTAATTGTATATATGGTCGTGTAACCGATTGAACCAGCACGATCTACTGTAACTTCTAAGTCTGTAATTGTGCCACCAAATATAGGCACATAATCGCCGGAGCTATCCTTTAAGCTGATAGATATTGGAGTATTGACGTTGTAAGTCCAAGCGGTGTTATTTAGGTTAATTAACTGCAAATAGCAATAACCAGCTTGTGCTTGTACGTTTACGTTGGTACGACCTGAAGTGATTGTAAGGTTGGCAACAGTAACGTCAGTTACCTCTGTGCCATTTGCCGATACTTTCCATTCAGGTGTCCAAATACTCATCCTAAATCAACCAGCCCACCTAAACCGCCTGTACCGCGTAGCAATGACTTGTTTAACACATCCACGACTGCGCGAGCAGTTCCCTCAGGATCACCTGCAACACCGATATTAACTGTAATTGAATTGGATGGCTTTGGTAAACTTGCAAGGATTTTAGCTCCTGCGGTGCCTGAAGCATCGCCTGTTACCGGAATTGAAGATAAATCAAATGCTGCGCCGCTTGTAGTCTTAGCTGCGGTTCCCGTTCCACCTGTGCTTCCGCCACCTGTAATTGTCGGCGGTGTAATTGTTGGAACGCTAGACTTTGGAAAACTTGTGCTTATGCCTTGAGTAGTAATTTTAGGCGCTGAAATGTTGCCAATGGTTGGAATGTTAGGCAATAGTGGAATTGCATTGTAAGCCTTGATAAGTGCATTGATGCCGCTAATAGCGCCATTTACTACTGTGGTGATAGCGCCAGCGACTTTACCAATTACGTCAATAACAAAGCCTGCTACATTAGCTACCACTTTTAAAGCGCCAGCAAATGAAACTGCCAAAATAGGAATTACATAATCTTGCAGCAATTGTCCAAACTTTTGGAATGATTCACGATTGCGCTCAATTGCATCGCTTATTGGCTTAAAGAATTGTGCGACTTGACCAAGCGCAGGAATAACGTTTTGAATGAAAATAGTAATCATCTTTTCAATGATTGGTAGTAATCGAGCGCCTACCGCTTCTTTACTTTCATCAAATGCTTGCTTCAAGCGATCTATGCGACCTTGAAAGGTATTAGCATTAGCTGCGGCTGCGCCGCCAAAGGTATTGGCCAAATTCTTTGTGATGTCATCAAATGACTTGCCTTTAAGTTCCGCCGATGAGAAGCCTAAGCCTAAGCGAGCAAGTGCGGTAGTCTGTCCATCATAGGCTTTGCCAAGTGCGTTAGATACGGTTTCAAGCGATAGACCGCGAGCTTTAGAAATGTCAAGAGCAAGGCTTAAAAGTTCCTGAGACTTAGCAACTGAGTTTGTAGATAAAGTTAAACGACCCATCGCATTGCGTAGGTCTGTATCGGCAACACCGGTTGCCAATTGCATCTTAGATATAAAGTCTTCAGTTTTATCAATTTGAAGCTGTGTAGCGCCTGCTGCGCTCTTTAACGCGGTTGCTAGGCGTACTTGTGCCTGCTCGTCTTCTAAGGCCGCCTTAACGCCATCAATGGCCAATTTGCCAGCATAAGCGGCGGCAGCAGCTCCAGCAGCAGCAAATGCCGCGCCCATCTTCTTACCAAATGCTTCAACCTTATCGCCAAAGGTTTTGACATCATTCTCACCTTGGTTTAGGGATTTGTTTAATTTATCAACGTCAGCAAGGATTTTGAGCGTTAGCGTACGAGTATCTTTAGCCATTATTTATCCGCCCAATCCTCAATGATTTTATCAAATGCTTTTTGCCATTCCGCGACTATATGTGGTTGCTCTTGACGTAGCGTTGGGTAAATGAAATAACCTGTACCACCGCGACCTGTGCGCCCTGAATAGCTTGGGAATTGGCGATACTTTTTAGATCCAAATTCTAGGCCAGGCCATAACTGCTTAGTGTTGGCTCCGCCTGAAAAGCGTTGAGAAGCAAAGCCGTACTTCAATTCACCGATAACCGATGTATTAGAAACTTTAACGCCATTAACTAAACGCTGAATAGCAGATGCAGATTTGGTACGAGAATAACCTGCTTGCTTGATTTTATTAGCGGTATATTCTGCAAGCCCGTTAGATATTCTTTTAGCTTCCTCTTTAGAGTTATCGCCAAGAGTATTAAATGCTTTAATGGCATTACGGAGTTCAGATTTATCGAACGCTATTGTTTCGCTCATCCTCTTCCTTTAATATCTCTATCGCTGTAAGAATATCCTCTGCGGTTTCCCAATACTGCATCGGTATTCCGGTGCGTATTGCTAGCCTAATCAATAAATGACTTATTGATCCTGGCTGGTGGCTTTTGGGTCCTCATCACCGACAATTACATTTGCAACTGTGTCCATCCAAATCTCGTAAGGTTTGACGGGCTTACCTGCTGCTTCGCGCTTGTAGGCGTTATATGCTAAAAATAGTAAATCGCTAATACCGATTGAATCTTTAACTTGGTTAATGGTTTTACCGGTTTTGATTTCCCACTTAGCCCACTCAGGCGGAGCGGCTACATAAGTAGCCTGCTCGCCGGAGTTATATTCAATTGTGATTGGTAACTTCATGCTCTCGGTTTCCTATCTTTTAGCTGAATGTTTCGGTTGGTGTACCTACGACTGTAAGCGCCCAAGTATCAGTCTGTGCGCCTGGTGCTGCGCCGCCTACTGACGGGAATACAGGTAATACGTTGCAAGTAAATACAGCGCCTGTAACCGCAGTTAATGAAACTGCAAGGGTTGTATTTGGTGCTGATTCTGCTGCTGCCCACATTGCTTCAAATAATGAAGATGTTGCGCCCCAATCAGCAAGTAGTTCAATGTTAAGTGTCCACTGATCATCTGTGTGCTTGTAAGCTTTGCCATCTAGTGTCTGATACACGTCAATGGTTGGGCTGTTTGCAAGTGTTACGCTAGTAGTCTGCGCATCATACGCGGCACTAGCAATGGTCATCGTCAAATCGCGACCTGTGATTACTGTTGTTGCCATTTATTCTCCTTATGATTGCGTATAGTGCTTACTAACGCGGATATCTGCTGCTAGCATGGTACTAGCGCCGATTTCAGTAACTGTCGGCCTTTCAACTTGCTGGACATCCCAACCTGCTGGAATTGCCTGTACTACTGAAACCAATAATTGTTCTAAATTATCCAGCGCGGCTGGATTAGAATTATAAGCCACAATGCAGCTAATAATTAGATTGACATTGCAATGAAAAGATGATTTGCCAATTGTGTCAAACTCTAAATACGGAGCATCCGGCACAATGACTACAGATGGCGGAATTACCGCTTCTGGAACGTGATTATAAACGTTGGCTGCGACACCTGATAAGGCTGTTGCTAATACCCCACGAATATCTGCTGCTATCGTGGTTGGCATTATTGCGCCAGCGTTTCTGTATCTAAATAAGGCCCAAGCAAGCCAACGCAGCGATTAAATAATGATCTACCCATGCGGAATGGTGTACTAGTAAAATCAACGCCCTCGATTTGACCGCCAGGCGCTACGCGGCTTTGAAAGATTTCTACTGCTACAACTAATACCGCAGCTTCAACGCTTGAATTGCCAACGTAAGTAGAAGCACCGGATAACTTTGCTTTGCCGGATGGAATTACGTTAGCTTCTTCAACGTCTGCGTTTGTAATATTGCAGGTAAATGTGTAAAGCCCTAAGCCATCTTCATTGACTGTGCGTGTGCCATTGTAAGGTGAACCGCAACCTGTAATGACTACTGATTGACCCTCTGTGAATTCGTGAATACCAACTGTTTCAAAGTAAGCCACATTATCTTCTAGCTTTACTTTCTGAATTGGTGCTTCAAAAGACACAAGCATTGGCAAGATTGTGTTTTCAGAAGCATCGCAAATATCTTCTAAATATGCATCATTATAAAGGGAAGACGATACGCCAAGTATGCTTCGTAGCTGTGCTGCTGTAACAATGCTTGGCATATCGTCTCCTTTTTTATGTAACCTACTGCCTAGCCCCGAGAGCTAGGCTAGGCATGATTAAACTGCTTGGTTTAGAGTAAATGCTCCACCTGCGGTTAGGGTCGCTGTTGCGCCATAGCCGTAGTAACCAACTTCTACCTGACCTGTACCAACAATGTTGGTGCGTAGCTGAAGTGGTCCAGCACCTTCGTACCAAACGAATGAATCACGGTTTACCATGATGATTGAATCATCGCCGGTACCTGAGATAAATGGATCAACGTAAACAGGAAGACCCATTACTGAGCCAACTGCTGAACCTGGTTCTACTACGCCCATTCCGTTTTGGCTGTTGCCTGCAACGTTGAATAGTGGGCGCTTGTTTGAATCAGTAAGAGCAATAAGTGCGCCCCATTGGTCTGGTGTTACCACGATACCGGTTGGGAAACGCTTTGTTGCATTGTAGATTGATGCTGCGCCGCGTGAAATAAATCCTGCGAACTCATCACCATCAAATGGAAGTGTAATTGAAGTTGAATCTAATGTTCCAGCCTGTAGTGCTGTTGCAACTGCTGTATCTGTAGCCTTTGCGTAAGCTGCTGACATAAGACGTACAAGTTCCTCAAAGAATGCTGGAGAAGTACGATCTAATACTTCTACGTCAAACTTCTGCATACCTGCATACTTCTTAACTGATACAGATACGTACTCAATTTCTGTCTGTGTATCAGAGAATGCGCCCTTTTCTGCTGCTTCTGCAACAGTAGGAACTGTCTTAACGCGTGGAATTTCAAATGAAAGACCAGCAGCAGGCAATGTCGCTGTGCGAATTGCTGAAATAGCTGGGCGAACGTTTGTTGACTTTGGATCCCAGATTGTTGATAGCTGTGGTGTTGGAACCAAGCCTGCAACTTCTGTTGATGTGGTGTCTGATGCTGCTGCCACATACTGACGTGACATGTCATCACCTAGAGCAGCACGTACTGAATGCTCTAAGAATGATGCTGGTGAGTTAATTGGTGAACGCAACTTTGTGTGTGCAACCGGTGCGGATGCAATAATTGTTGGTTCAACCTTAGCAGCTTCTACCGCTACATCTTCGGTAGGAGCTGGAACGGTAGTGTCTGACACTTGTTCTCCTTTGGTTGTTTCCTCTGAAACTTCTGTTTCAGAATTCTCTTCTTCGCTCGCTGCGACCTTTTCAACGCGAGCTGAATTGATTGCTGGGTCGGTTACTAATGAAACCTCTTGAATACGCGCAGCGGTAATGTTCATTACGCCATTTGCAATTTCGTAGTCTTCAATATAAGCACCAACTGAGAAGCCATCGCGTAGGCCCTCTGCTGCCTCTAGCAAACTATCGTCACCGGCGATTGTGCCAGCAACTTTAAATGTTGCATCAATGCCATCATCGTGAATTGAGTAAGTTAGTAACTTGCCAATTGGTCGAGTACGATCATGCTCTAATAAAAGTTTTGTGGTTTTATTAAACTTCAATGAATCAGCAGCAAATACTGTTGGTCCAACTGAAGTATTACCCTTTTCGCCAAATGTAACAATGCGACCAGAGATGGTGCGCGCTTCTGCATCGGCTGCGGTGAGATTAACTGAGAAGTTTAGCTTCATCGAATTAAGTCCTCTTCTTCTTGGATTTGTTCAACGCTCATCGCGCCAATTTGATTTAGTATCTGATAAACCTGCGCACGCTCTAATGCTGAACCGCGTAGGAAATCGTCTAAGTCAAAACGAGTTTCGGTATTTAGTGTTGCAAAATCCGGCATTGATAAACGCTGCTCAATTGGAGTTAGGATATTACGAACGCTAAAGTCAATTAGAGCCTTACGCTCTGAAACTGCGTTGGTGTAAGTCATTGAAGTGGTTTCAGACGATAAGAAGTAAGCTGGAATACCTGTCGCTCTTGCTAATTCAAGCGACACATATTGACGAGCTTCATTTAATTGTAATTTAGATGGATCAATACCTAATACTTGCAAATCAATATCTGCATTTAAAAATGCGGTTGAATTTGTTTTGCGTGATTGGTTCCAAGATGATAAAAGTTTTGTAATTCTCTCTGCGGTTAAGTTAGTTCCATTTGACTTTAACGCCATTGTTGGAACCGGTGATTGTGCAAAGTTTTCTGCTGCTCGTTCTAACGCAATAGCTGCGCGAATTGTGCGACCTGCGCGAGATAATAATCCCTCATCCATTCCGTAAAATGTAATAATCGAACCAACGCCAGATGCAGGTGCAATTTTGCCATCTAATTGAAGCGCAATGATTTCTGTTGAATCTGCATTGTATCTTGGTGTAACTCTTGATGGCTCTACGCGAGTGTAATCAGCAACGCGACCATCTGAATAAATTGCATTTACGACTGCATATGAAACGCCATAAAATAATAAATCTTCTGCTTGCCAAACGCGGACATACGAGCCCGGTACGCGCTGATCTGGTTGATTAATAACTCGTAGTGGCTCAATATGCGCACCGGTTAGCTTATTGTATTGCTCTAATGGTAAAGAAGCAACGATGCCGCAAATAATGTTGCGCGCTCTTGCAATTGATGGAACTGACATTGCAGTATTGCGATCAACTGTATAAAGCGGAGTTAAATAAAATGTGTCTGGATTATTAACCGGCACACTAGCAGCATCAACGACATTTGTTGGAGCTGGTGCGCGTAAAGTGAAATTATCTAAGAATCCCATTATCGCAAATTGTAGCCTATGTCAAGTTATTCTACAAATATGTCGATTTCGGACTGCGAGCGTGTCGCAAAGCTCGAAACCATAGCGGTAGCAACCGCAGCCGCAATTGTTGCATTGCTGACTTTTCTGCCCATAATCCAACCGCCATCGCCTTGTGGCAATTTGACTGCTGATAAGACCTGTCTGGTTAATTCAGGTTGGTTTATGTGGTGCAAGCGTTTAGCGGCAATAGCTGAAAGCATCATGTCGCAACTTTGAGCGTAATCAATGCCATCTATTGCTTCAACCTGTATTCCGGCAGGTTTTAACCGAGCAGCGACTGCGCCCGATGTTCTAGCAGAGTAAGCAACAATTTGAGTATTGAACTTAGCCACCCAATCTCCAATATCGTTTGCTAACTGCCTATCATCTAGCGTTTTATCGTTAGTCCATGTCCCGAGCAAGGCCACTCGGAAATGTCCCTCTTGACCATCGATTTTCTGTGCGCCAACCAGCGCAGCCGCTTTTCGGTCGGGTGTTAAATCTATTGCCATCCAAGTGTCGCTCTCTTTGTCCAACTTGTCGCTCTCGCTAGCACATGCTGCCCAAAGTGACGGATCAACGACCGGATTAGATGTAGTCACCCATGTAGTCAAAACTTCTGTACGAATTGTAGTTTCATCGTCTGTCAAAACTGCTCTGATATTGTCAGGGTCGATTGTGTAACCTAATGACGGATTAGCCATTGCGATTGATTCCCAGAACTTAGGATCATCTGCATCAATAGGCGCACCTGGTAAACCGGACCATTCAAAGTATCCAAGCCCCTCAGATTTACCCATTGCTATGTTTGCTAAGGCTTGTTCACGAATTCTGTTTAAAACTATTGAATGCTGGTCCCCTGCCGATGAATATAACCATAGCTGTGGGTTTTTAGCGGACATTTGCGCATAACGCATTGATGACCAGACATCGTCATCGTAGTATTCACGGACTTCATCCATGTGGACACAGTCCACGGCGGCAATTCCTCTAGCGCTTCCGTTATTTGCTCTAATTAAGTATCTAGCGCCATTTCTTAGGCGCAGCTCTTGGGAGCCTTTACTTTCGATTTTCTTTACCAACTCGCCGGATAGGCTTGGAGAGCTTTCAATAATCTCATGAATCTTGTAAAAGATTTCTGAAGAGGTAGTTAGCTTGTGAGCAGTACCGACTTGCATCTTCTCATCCCATAAAAACATCCCGGTTAGGATGCGTAAAGCCATAAATGTACTCTTGCCATTCTGACGTGAGATGCACAAAGTATTTATCTTGTTGATCCATTTGCCGGTGTCAGGGTTGTATTTATGAGCGTGTTCGGCCAGCCATTGTTGCCAGGGAAGCAAAGGAAAGCCAATCTCCTCGCAGAATTCCACCATTTCTTTACCTTTTGATGGAAAATCGTTCAAAGGTGTCGAAATTCGGGGTGTTAAAACCCCCTGCCTGCCTAAATTAGACCCAAACGGGTCGAGCTTGACCAAATCTGTCATGACCGGGTTTAACTAGCCTCAAAGTGGTTTATATGGCTGTTTTCGGGCATAAAAAGACCATGAGGGGTCGGTGGTGTCGCTGTGCTCTCAAAAAACCTACCCCCCTTGCTGTAATTACATTTCTTACAAGCAGCAACTAAGTTATCCATTGAATCATCGCCGCCTAATCGTCTCGGTACTATGTGATCCACAGTAGTAGCTTCACACGCGCAATAGTAACAAGTGTAGTTATCTCTAACTAAGACACGCTCACGAATCTTACGCCATCGTGACGTGCTTCCATTGTTAGTTAATGCGCTGCGCTTTGTCATTTGTCTGTTGAGTAAAAGCCTTTAGCTTTGAAGATAGCAGGAGTAGTCGAATAGATACGCAACATATCACCATTACATACTTGACACTTTGGTTTAGGTAATTGCTCTCTTATGCTTACTGTTATCTCCTGTGTTATCCCACAGCATTTGAATTCATAAGTAGCCATTACCACCAATAGTTCTCTTTCCAGAAGTCCCAAGCTTTGCATGGACTTCCATAGCGTGTTTCTGCATATCGTATAGCCCATTCTACCTGTTCTAATGGACTTAAATCTCTTACTCGTGTGTTCATAAACTGCCAAGCACCTGATGCGCCTGATGATCTGTTTATAGCGTTGTAACGCACATTGCTTTCTTTTAATGCAATCTTAAATAGACATGAAGCTTCTACTTGTGAAGTTAAGAATGAAGCGTAGCGAAATGGAGTTAATTCTTGTTGCATGGTTTGCGCCTGACCAGCAGGGCTTGCACTGCATAGAGCTATCCCAATAGCGCAGGCTACCCCCCGAGCTAACCGCTTCAGCGGCTCGGGGTGAGCCCCTGAATGGGCTCTAGCCATTAGCGTACCGACAATGTCAAGTAGGTTCATGCTTGGTTTCTCCTTTAATCTCAATATATGAAATGTTAATTACATCACTTTTTATCAATTAATTCGCATACCTCGCAAATTCTGCCCTCTGTAGTCCATGATCCACAGCCTTTACATCTAACTATGGAATCACTTGGAACTTTATCTTCAAGTAATGGCATCATGTCCCCTAGTCGTGCTATAAACACATAATCTTCTGGGTTTTCGCCTTGACCATTACAACGCATTACAACGAATTTTAGTTTGCCCTCATCGCGTTTCTTTTGTTGGTCTATCCATGCTTTTGGCTGAAATGCAGCTCTAGCCTTGACCTCAATATCAAACGGAGTACCAAGCACATCGCTGCCAGATGCCCCACTATTTACTACGCTTGCGCTTCCCCATCGCTCACGAAAGTAGTTAGCAACAACATGCTCGGTTCTCCTGCCCCTTACCTTACGACCATTGCTAACCATTAGTCAATAGCTCCAATGCTAATTTGGCTTGTTGTGGTACAACGCCATTTCCAAGCATTTTAAGTTGTTGAGTAACCGATAAACCACATTCAGTTACCCAACCATTTGGCAAACCCATCATCCATTCAACGAATTTAGGATTTAATCTTTCACCCATAAGTGGGCTAGGCGGCTCGCCCTGAATGGCTTGCCATCTTTCGATCGCTGCCTCGTAGGCAGTATCTCGCCACCAAATTCCGCTAAACGGTTCGCCATCAAGCGCAATTCCGCCTCTAGTCCGATGGTTTGTCTTGTAAAACTTGTCCATGATGATTTGACTGAATCGTGGGCTGCTGGTGTTGGTAGGAATCGTTGCCGAAGCAACTCCATTCTTAGAGCCAATCCTGTCGAAGTGCCAATTTGACCCGTTGATGATTTCGCTTGACGCTCCAAAAACTTCTCGATCGGTTCGTCGTGGTTCCTGACGTGCATAACTGTTGGGGTAGGCAACAATGAAGAGCCTTGCCCTTTGATGGGCTGCTCCTGCATCACTAGCTCGTACAATTTGCCATCTTGCATCATACCCAATTTCGGCAAGCCCTTTAAGAACTTCTTTGAATCCGAGGCTGAGATGTCCTCGCACATTTTCCAAAATGACGTATCTTGGTCTAAGAATGCTAATAGCTTCTTTGATATATGGCCAAATATGTCTGGCATCTTCTGTACCCTTTCTTGATCCTGCCGTGCTAAACGGCTGGCATGGATATCCAGCTGTTAATATGTCTATTGGTTCTATTTCATTCCAGTTAATTGATTTAATATCACCATAATTAGGAATATCAAATCTTTGTTCAATGACTTGGCTCGCATATTTATCAAACTCAGCGCACCAAATGGTTTCGGCATTAAAGTGAGTTTCGACTGCTAGGTCTAGACCACCATATCCGGTGCATAATGAACCAATTTTCACTAGTCAAGCTCCAAGTATTGAGCATTGGTTTTAGCCCATTGGTTAAAGCAATTACCGCAAACATGGAAATACTCAAACTTGCTTCTGTTAGTTTGCTGGCATTTGCTACACTCGCAGGTTAAAGGCCTACGATAGACATTAACAGTTGCCCAAGATCCGCAGATGTCGCACTCGTCTTTATCCACTTCTTTTAATACCCAGCTCACGACTTATTCAACCCATGGCAAGACTTACATTCCCAAATCGCATCAATGTCGGTCTGTCCGCCTACATTGGTAAGCTCGTAGTTTGGTCTTGGGTTGTTGCAAGTATCGCAAACCTCATAAATTGTGATTTCATCATCTTCATCAAACAGAATTTCTGTTCCATCTGGTCTTGTAATTCGTAAATAGCCCATTAGTTTAATTCTCCGTTCTGTACCATCGGCTTTGGTGGAACCCAGCGCCCCGTATTATCTTTTACATACCAAATTGCTTTGCATTGCTGGTCGCGTGGAGCGCGGCATACATAACCAAAATAAGGCTTATTGGTCTTACCTACTCCATCTTGCTTAGCCATTTGACCATGCTGGCACATTGGTATTTCCTCAGGCTTCATGCCATCATTTAATTGAGTTAATGCTTCATCTAAATCAACAGGCATTTCCTTTTGTTCAATAGTCCATGGATCTGATGGCTTTTCAACCGGAACCTTTTCACGGGTAAAGTTTTCTACTCGTTGCTCAAACTTGCTTGTCTTTGGTGCATTGGCAACCTTGCTCATTTCTGATCTAGAAGCTCTTTTGCCCTTTGCTGCAAATCCTGCGTTCGCCAAAGCGCGGCCGATAGCGCTTGTCTCGCAGTTCTCAAGTGCTGAAGTAGCGTTAACTCCTCGGTCGCTAATAAGCTCATATGCCATTCCACTTGTCCAATATCGTTGGTCAGCCTCTGTTCGATAAATTCTAGCGATGACAATAAATCGTTGAGCAGTTGCTTCGATAAGTTCGGTCTCCACTCTTCCATCTGGATAATCTTTCCAAAACTTTTCAAGGCGTTCCTCCACTGTCTCGTAATCTTCTAAGTTAAAAGCCATTATTCGACCTCATTTTCTGTAGTTGCAAGATGCGCTGCTTGCGCCAAGTAGCAAATGGCATCGAGATAATTATCAATATGCTGTGGAGAGTTGTATATCCTGGCGAGCTTTGTTGCCACCATATCAAGACACCATTGCTCTGCTGATCTTGGTTCTTCATGGATAAGAGTTTGTAGTGAAGCGGTCCTGTAGGCTGTAATGTCAAATTCTCCATATTTGCTCTCTCTTTGTAGGAGAATGTCGTGTGCTTCATTAAGAATGTCATTAGCGCGCACTTCCAACCGACTTTCCACGGCGGAAGCCAAGTCCATGTCCTAATTTGTATCCGGTAGACCAACCCAGCGCGTAGCCAATAACTGCTGCTGCAATCATGGCAAGATATAAAACTAAATCTGTGTTCATTGTTTCCTCTCGTTGTGGAATTTCCACATGAGTAGGGTTGCAAATTGCAAGTATTTAAGCGAATTGAAATTCGGCGTGTCTT